AGTGATCCGTATCAGATCAATCACCATTCAAATTGATAGATATTGTGCAGGTTCTAAGAGATCTCAAATTCTCACATGAAATCAGAGATTTAGTCTTTCGTACTACGTATTCAATTCTGATGAGTTACAAAGTTACGTCTATAGTTTCACAACCCAACTTTCTGACCATTACTGCTCCATTTAAAGGTGATAGTTCTGTGTTTTCTCACTTTAATATAGCACAATGTTTGGTTAGTTTGGGCATAGACACTCATTGATTCAAAGGTGTGTTAGATATGCAAATTCAGGAAGTTAAATGACATTTCAGTTCTGCTTCAGGCCCAAATGGAGATGCGGTATGGTCCTCACATTTGGACGCTACAGCTCTGTTTAGTGATCAGGAGTTATACGATAGATTAAATATCCTATTTCTAGAGTTTGGTCTGGAAGAGAGGTTCGAGAAAATAGAAGAGATCGCATTTGAAGAAGACTTACTAGACACAATACCTGAGCCAACCTATTCAACAGGAAAGCTACATTACATTTTTGAAAAAGGGAATAAATGTCGAATCATTGCTATCATAGATTATTTTACTCAAGAGGTCTTGAATCCTCTTCACCTATCGTTGAATAAAATCTTGAGAAAAATTGAAATGGATTCCACCTTCAATCAAGATTCTGGTTTTGAAAGAGTGAAAGGTTTTACACTTAGCCATAACCGGAGTGTTTATTCATATGATCTATCAGCCGCTACAGATAGGTTACCTCTTAGACTTCAAAGAGATATCTTAGCGGAGTTGACTGATGAAGGTAAGGCAAATGCATGAGAGAATATGATCCGTAATAGAAGATTTGATGATAAAATGGGAGGTGAAATCGTATATGAAGTCGGACAGCCTATGGGTATGAAGAGTTCATTCCCGATGCTGGCCCTTACCCATCACATTATAGTCACTCAAGCCGCCATGGATGTTGGTATTCAGGGTTTTAAAGATTATCAGATCCTTGGGGATGATATAGTGATCGCAAATGATATGGTATCTTCAAGTTATAAATCCCTGATTGAAAGACTGGGGATGAGTATCAATCCAATTAAATCAATTGTCCCAAAGGACGATGTCGTAGGTGCTGAATTCGCATCTAGATTAGCATTAAATGGAAAAGACCTATCCCCTTATCCTATCAAGCTACTAGCCAAAGTAAGACAGGATGGAGGTTATGCTGGTGATTTACAGAATGAATTGGAGAAGAGGGGGTTGATTACATATGACTCATGATGATCCTTAGCACGTCGTATATTAGATAAAGAGAACTTTATATCATTGGTCGAACTTAACGGCCTACCAACATATGTTTCAGGATTACGCAGGAGATTACGGAACAATCAATTACCTCGGTTATCATATGAGCAATGGAAGATAGAATATGGTTTTAGTGAAGAAGATATTCGTAATTTCTTTGAATTT